AGAGGACGAGGACGCTCCGTACTTCATCGGCGGGTCCACCATCCGCCAGGACCGGATAGCTGACCGGAACGAGGAGTAAGCCCGTGGCAGGCACCCCCAACCTGGACCAGATTCTCGGCCTGGCCAGGGGCTACGCGAGGGTGGACTCCCGGACTGGCCGCACTGAGGAAGTCTCCGGCTACCAGGGCAGGTCGTTCCTGGGCATGGGGACGGCCCGCCGGGCGTTCGAGAGCGCTAACTCCGCCATCTCCCGAGACGAGATGCTCTCCGGCCGGCACCACGCTGACCGGGCCGCCGTCCACCTGAAGGCCAACCACACTGCCCCGGACTGGCTGAGCGCGCACTCCAACGTGATGCGCGCTGCCCAGGCTATCCAGGACCACCCCGTCATGCGCGCTCACGAGGGCGTCAGGACGCACCTGGCCGGGCTCCGGCAGGCAGTCAGGGACAAGGACCTGGCTGGATTCAAGCACCACAACAGCGCACTGGAGCGCCACGTCGCCGGATTCCGCAGCATCGCCGGGGTCAGCTTCGCGGCCGGCGACGACGAGTACGACGAGCCGGAGGACACCGAGCTGCCTGACGGCGACCCGGAGGACTGGGACGAGGACGACTGGGGCGACGTCCGGGCGCACCTGGCCAAGGAGAGCCCGTGGTTCTCCCAGGTGATGGCCGGAGAGGACCCCGGTAACCCGAGCGCCGCGCCCGAGGGCTGGCAGGACCGGGCCAAGGAGATTCTGACGGTCGGGATGACCGACCGCACCGCTGAGGCGTCCACCGTCCACGAGCCGACCGTGGGTCCGGGCGGGCCGGGCCTGTTCCACATCAAGGGCCGCCAGCTCCCGCCGTACGTTCAGCACCTCTACAAGCACCTGGTGGCCAAGTATGGCAAGCACCGGGCCTACGGAGTGGCCATCGGGATTGTCAAGAAGTGGGCGGCCGGGGTCAACCCAGGCGGCAAGGGCAAGGGCCACAAGGTCCACGCCGACGTGCAGGCCGCCGCCGGCAAGAACATCGCCGAGTGGGAGAAGGACAAGGCCGACGCGCACTCCCGTGGCGGAAGCGACAAGCACGAGACCAAGACCACGAACGTCATCGGCCTGGCCCATGGCTACGACCGAGTCGAGCACGGCAGGTCCCAGCACGTCCGGGCCTACTACGGCCACCGCCTGATGGAGCACCTGCGCAGCGTGCACGGGGTGCAGGAGGACATCGGCGACAGCCCGGAGTGGCACAAGGAGATTCATGTCCAGGACCATGAGGACATGATTGCCACCGGGCACCCGTCGCACCACCACACGCCGGACGAGGACCGGGCCTGGATGCCCATTGCCCGCGTGCGTCCCGGCTCGCTGGCCCACCTCCAGAGCGGTGCCAGGATTTCCGACAAGCACCTGCACCCGCTGACCGCTACCCCCAACCTGGACCAGATCATCGGGCTCGGCGGCGCTCCTGCCGCCTGGCCGAGCGGCCGGCCGTACCAGGAGAGCTTCCTGCCCAAGCCGGGAGGCGGGCCGGGGTCCGGAAAGACGGAGCTGAAGCAGGGCTACCCGACAAACACGGGGGTGATTACCACCTCGCCGGGAACCCAGCCCATCGTCTACGGCCATCTGAGGCAGGCGCCGAGCCAGACGGTATCGGCCGGGCCGCCGTTGCCGCCGGGGGTGAAGCTCCCGGACCCAAAAGAGTTCGAGGCCCTGGCCTCCAAGATTAGCGACGGGCCTGACCGTCAGCTCGCGGAGAGCGCCAGGAGCCACCTCCAGGCAGCAGCGGACAAGTTCCGCACCGGGGACCGCCAGGGTCCGCTCACCATGCTCCGGATTGTCCAGACCGACCTGCATTCGCTGTACCGCAAGGTGGTGGCAGCGAACCGGCCGCACGAGGCCCAGGTGTTCAGCGAGAGAGGGTTCGCCGGGTCCGTCCCGCCGGCCGCGCAGAGCAGCGCCAGGGCCGAGATGTTCGCCAGCCGCGAGCAGATGCTGGAGTACCGGACCCAGGTCACCCAGGTGGCCAGGTGGATCGACGTGTTCCGCAGGTCCTACTTCCACGGCCAGTACCAGGGCGTTGCGGAGGGGAGATTCACGGCCGGCGACCTGGACAAGGTGCTCGCGCTCGCTGAGGTGCGAGCGTACGACCGTGTCGAGCACGGCAGGCTTGAGCACGTGGGGGAGCACCAGGCGTGGCTGGGCAGTCTTGACTACAGGCTGGACCGGGACCCGGACGACTACCACCACGAGCTGACCGCTCACCTGCCGGGATCAGGCACCAAGGTCGGCGCCATCGACTGGTACGGGCGCAACGGCGACATGTGGTCGGAGCCAGGCGATCCGAGAATCGCCCGGACGGTTAACGGCCTGACCGTGCACTCTGACTTCCAGCGGAGAGGGCTGGCCACCGAGCTTTGGCGCAGGGCCAGCAGCGTCCAGCCGGGGCTGGCGCATTCTGAGGGGCTCAGCCCTGAGGGAGCCGCGTGGAAGGAGTCGCTCGGGCACGGCGTTTCCACCCCCGAGGAGTTCCACGCCAAGTACCTGCCGAAGTACCAGGTCCGGCTGGACTACCTCAAGGCTGAGGCTGACAGGATCAGCCGGCTGGCTCTTGATCCCAGCAGCCCTGGCTGGGCGAAGGCCGAGAAGGCGGCTCTTGACGCGCACGCGAAGTACGACGCTGCCGTGAAGGCCGCTGTAGCCAAGACCGTCGCCAGGAACAAGCTGGGCCTGACCGCTGATACCGTCGCCACCCCCGCCGGTCCCAAGAAGGGCCAGGCCAGCGTCCACTACCGAGACGGGTCCGGGACCAAGGATTGCGGTAGCTGTTCCATGGTGCGGATCATGCCGCCTGATTTCGAGACCCTGACCTGCACGGCGGTCAAGGGTCCGATTCGCGAGGACGGCGTGTGCGACATCTGGGCACCGAGCCCGGAGGACGGTGCGCTGCACAAGCTGACCGACGCGCAGGTGGAGAACGCCCTGCTCGCGCTCACCACCGTGGACCCGTACAAGCGCGTCGTGGCCGGCAAGATGCAGATTGTCCGCTCGTATGACCGGAAGCAGGGCCGGTTCGTTGACGTGCTGGGCCACCGCCACTGGGGCTGGTACGGCGGGGCGGGCATCCTCCCGGTCCACGTAGACGAGCACGACACGATCAGGTACGGGCTCCAGAAGCGCGCGGGCGGCGTCCAGCACTCAGGCTCCTACTCCACGGCTGGCGGAGCCATCGACAAGCTGCCCAGCGGGGAGATTGAGACTCCTGTCCAGGCCGCGCTGAGGGAGGCTGAGGAGGAGTTCGGGAAGATTCCCGAGGGCGAGGTCACCAAGGTCTACACCGACCAGCACGGCATTTCCGGCGAGCCGGGTTCCTGGGCCTACCACACCGTGCACGTCAAGTACCCCGAGATGTTCAAGCCGGATGCGAAGGCCAGCCACGCGAGCGAGAGCGGCGGCATCAAATGGGTCACCGCTGAGGAGATGGGCAAGCTCCCGCTCCACCCGGACTTCCGGACCTACGCGGAGGCTCACCTTGGCGTGCAGGCGGACCCGGCCAAGCAGCCCAAGGACTACACCATCGCGCAGGAGGCGCCGCCCGACCAGGACTTCCGCAAGGATGACGTGATTGAGTACCACCACAAGGGCAACGGGGTGGACGCCGTCATCAAGGCCAAGGTCATGCTGGAGCCTGATAAGAAGCACCCGACCTACCTCGTGCAGCCGGCCCTGTGGTACGAAAAGGACGGCAAGCCTTTCAAGCAGGTTGAGCTGAAGCGCCAGCACATCCTTACCGCGCCGCCGGGCCACCCGCCCAAGACGGGCGGAGAGCTAAAGACCGGCCCGGTGGACATGCCGCCGCCGAGAGAGCCCGGAGAGGTTCGCACGGGCGACGAGGTGAAGTGGACAGGGGAGGACGGCAAGGAGCGCGCCGGCCGGGTCACCTACGTGCACAGCGAGGGATCGGTTGACGTCGCGCCGCCCCCGCCTCCGCCGCCGACGTTCGGCAAGGGCAAGTTCAAGACCGGGGACCGGGTTGCGCACAGGGACAAGGAAGGCAACATCAAGGCCGGGGTAGTCACCGGGGCGGAGGACACCAAGGACAAGTGGGGTCCCTTCACCGCCTACCACGTCAAGTACGACGACGGGTCCGAGGGCGATCACGCCGCCGACCGGCTGGTGAACGAGAAGTACGCCAAGTCGCTGAAGGCCGGCGGCCACAGCTCCGGCGGGAGCACCAGCTATTTCAAGGCCAAGGTGACTGGGGGCGGAAGCTACGGGCTAGGCACCCAGACCGGGTTCAAGCCCAGTGCCAGCGCACCCATGCCGGGGACGCTGGCGCAAGGCGACAAGGTGACCTTCTACGATCCAAATGAGGACCTGGACCGCTCGGGCACCGTCACGGAAGCCGACTCCGAGGGCCGCATAATTATCACCTCTGATAACGGCGACCGCTACTCGGTCAGTCCGGTTGAGTACCACGACGTTCATCTCCAGCGCGTGATTCCGCCCAAGGCCAAGGCGCCCAAGGGCAGCATGTCCCCGACGACCGGGGGCAAGGCCAAGCCCAAGTTCTCCGAGGGAGACACGGTCAAGCGCCGCAGCTTCACCGCCAACGACTGGGACCACGGCAGGATTACCGCTGCGAACGTCGCCGTCAGCGCGCTCGGGTACCCGGTGCACCAGGTGGAGTTCGATCACGGCACAGCCAACGTCCCCGAGAGCATGCTCAAGAAGGCGTAGCCGATTTCAGGAGCGGACGACCTGAGGAGCAGAGCCGTGGAGCAGATGAGTGCCGTTGACAAGATTCTGAGCGCCCACGGGCTGCTGGGGCAGAAGCCGCCGCAGCGCCCGGAGGAGGACGTCAGTTCCGAGATTGTGCTCGCAGTGGAGGACGCCCTGCGCGCGGCTCTGGTGGAGCTGGCCAGTGACCCGGACAACGACGGGGACGACGACTCCACCGAGGAAGGCGACAAGGACAACGACAACGATCACCTGGACCACGCGACGTTCAAGGCCATGAAGAAGCGCGGGATGCCCGACAAGGCCGCAGCCGCGATCTGCGCGAAGGCCGACGCCAAGAAGGTGAAGGCCAGCGCGAGCGTGGCCGGTGCCCTGATTGCGCTGAGCGGGCTGGCCGTCAACCGGACCCAGGGCGACTGGGTGGAGCGCACCTCGTACGACCCCAACGCCATCGGGCTCGCGGCCGACGCCCAGAAGCCGTACGGCGACGTGGAGTACGCCGACCCCGGTTACCAGGAGGACGGCAAGCACCGCTACCCGCTGGACGCCGGGCACATCCACGCGGCCATCTCCTACTTCTCCAAGGCCGGGAACCGGGGCGCGTACACAGCCGAGCAGGTCAAGACCATGTGGGCCAAGATCAAGGCCGCTGCCAGCCGGCTCGGCGTGGAGATGTCCCCGGCGACCGGGAGCTAGCCCGATAGCCGGGGCATGACCTCTCTGGGAGACCTGCTCCGGGCTGAGGCAGACGCCAAGCCTGATCAGCCCGCCGCTGCCCGAGTCACCGCCTGGGAGCACGAGCCCGTCTCGCTGTCCGTGTTCGTGCTGGACGAGGGCTACCTGGCCAACCCGAGGCTCTCGGAGATTCAGTACGACGCCGTCCGGCACATCGAGCGGGTCTACTACCAGGACGCCTACCCGCTGCTGGCCGAGATGTCGAGCGACCCGGAGACGCGGGCGTACTGGGCCGAGCCGGTGCGCATGGTCAACTTCGCTGAGCTGGAGTGGGGCAAGGGCGGCGGCAAGGACATGGTCTGCCGGGTGGCCAGCCTCCGGGTGGCCTACCTGCTGCTCTGCCTGGAGTCACCGCTGGAGTACTACGGGTTCCCGAGGCACGACTCCATCCACCTGCTGAACGTCGCCGAGTCCAGCCACCAGGCCGGCGCCGCCTTCTTCACCCCGCTGCGCAAGGCCGTGCTGGACAGCACCGGGTGGTTCGCGCGCAACGGCTACGCCCACCCGCTCAAGAACCAGATTGAGTACGCCAAGAACGTCATCGCCATCAGCGGCCACTCCGACGCCGAGACCCAGGAGGGGCTCAACATCCTGCTGGGGGTGGCCGACGAGATTGACGGGTTCAAGACCCTGGCCGAGCTGGAGCGGTACATGGGCGCCAGCGCCAGGGAGTCCAGCCGGGCCGCCGAAGTGCTGCTGAGCATGATGGAGACGTCCGGCAGTACCCGGTTCCCCGAGACGTTCAAGAACGTCAGGCTGTCCTGGCCCAGGTACATGGGCAGCACGATTCAGCAGCTTGTCGCCCAGGGGAACGACGACCTGAAGCTGCGGGGAGACGACAGCCGCCACTACGTCTCCGGCCCGCACGCCACCTGGGACGTCAACCCGCTGCGCAAGCGCTCCGACTTCCAGAGGCTGTTCGACCGCGATCCCGTGCTGGCCGCTGCCCGGCTGGAGTGCAGGCCGGCTCGGGCGACCAACCCCTACTTCGCCAACACCGCAGTGATTGACGCGGCCATGAGCGATAACCCCGTGGCCCCGATCACCGTCAGCTACGAGCTGAAGGACGGGAGCTGGCAGCCGCACTACGATTTCTCCCCGGACTTCGTCCCGGCCAAGGGCGCCGCCTACGCGATGCACGCCGACATGGCGCTCAAGAACGACCGGGCGGGCATCTGCATCAGCCACGTCGCGCGGTGGGACCAGGTAGAGGTGGCCGGCCACGACGACGAGGGCGGGGATGTCCCGGTCTGGGAGAGCCGGCCGTTCGTCAAGGTGGACGCGCTGTTCGGATTCGAGGCCGACTCCTCCGTCCGTCCCCCGAGGGAGATTCAGCTCCGCTGGGCTCGCCTGCTGTTCCTGGAGCTGAGGCGCCGGGGGTGGAACATGAGGAGATTCACCGCTGACGGCTGGCAGTCCGTGGACATGTTCCAGATTCTGGAGACCCAGTACGGCATCGAGACCGACCTGGTCAGCACCGACCGGGACGAGGGCATCTGGCGCGGGCTCAAGGACCTGCTCAACGAGCGCAGGATTGAGATTCCCCACTCCGAGCTGTGCAAGATGGAGCTGTTCGGCCTGAGCAAGCTGCCGAACGGCAAGGTGGACCACCCCAACGGCGGGAGCAAGGACCTGGCCGACGCACTCGCGTGCTCGGCGTCCGGGGCGCTGGAGCTGGGAAGCTCCGAGGAGGTGGACGCGCAGGGCCGGCCGGTGGAAGCGCACCTGGCGTCATCGGACTGGCAGCAGGCCACGCCCGAGGGCGACCTGCCCATAGGGTTCGTGCCGCCGTACGCGATGCGCTACGACGAGGTGCTCCGCAATCATGTGAGCCTGGACGGGATGGGCATGCCGCTCGGCCCGAGCTGGTACGACGAGGCGGAGCCGGCTCACCAGGACTAGCGGTATAAGCGCCATGAGAATAGTGGACACGTGCGCGCACTGCGGGAACGAGGTGCGCGAGTACGACAGGCATATCAGTCGTGGCCAGGCCATCTCGCTCGGAAGGCTGTACCTTGTCACTCGCCAGGCGCTGGAGGATTCCGGGTGGGTTGACGGGACGCCAGTACCCCCGCTCCCGTTCTTCCACCTTCCCACGGTCATCGGGCGCAGGAGCAGCGAGGAGCACAAGCTAGTCTCGTGGGGCTTGATTGAGGAGGAGCGCATCTTCCGGCCTGACGGGGGCCGGGCGGGGTACTGGCGGATTACCCTCCGAGGAAGGGCATACGTTCTTGGCCTGCTGAGCGTGCCCTACACGGCTGTGACCGGGCCACGTAATACCCTTGTCAGGTTTGATGGCCCGCTGCGGGACATTCACGCCGCCTACGGAGAGCCGTTTGACCTCCGCAATATCTAGCCCGATGTTAGGGGCGTGGCTGAGGAGAACGAGCTGGAAGTGGCGCTGGCTGCTGCCGGTGCCGGATCACCGCAGGCGGGCTACGGTTCGAGCCCGCCCGGCGGCATGGGCGTCACCGCGCAGGGGTTCGGCCAGGAGGGCTATGTCCTGGCCGACACGGACATGGTCCAGCCCAAGCCACCGCCCGAGGATGCCAACTGGGCGGTCGGCGTCCCGTACTACCTCCCGTTCGCCACGCCCTACCGCGACTCGTGGGAGGTGTTCCGCGATGACCCGGTGTCCATCAAGCAGCTCATCGCGATGCGCCGCCAGGACGGCCAGGCCAGGGCTCTCTACCGCCTGATGACCATGCCCATCCTCGCCGCGCTCCTGGGTGCCGACGTGATTCCCCCGGACGGCCAGAAGGGCGGCAAGAAGGAGGCGCAGTTCTGCAAGGACCTGCTGTTCGCGCCGCCGGCCATGGGCGGCATGACCAGGCCGTTCAAGCACGTCCTCCGCCAGTTCCTGCTCGCGCTGTTCGATGGGTTCTCCGGCTTCGAGTTGATTTACTGGTCGCCCAAGGTCGGGCCGAACAAGGGCAAGTGGACCATCCGGGAGATTGGGTGGCGTCCGCCGCAGACCCTGACCTTCCTGCTGGACGGCCAGGGCCAGTTCAACGGGTTTCGCCAGCGGACCTTCTTCCAGGGCCGCACCATCGACGTGAAGGTTCCCAAGGAAACCGCGATCTACTACGCGAACGAGGAGGCAGAGCGCCCGTTCTACGGGGTCTCCATGTTCGAGGCCGCCTTCTTCCACTACGACAAGAAGGTGAAGCTCTACTACCTGGTCCACCTCGCGGCTCAGCGCAAGGCAGTGTCCATGCGCGTCGGCACGATGCCGACCAACCCGGCGACGGCCGACAAGAACAACTTCATCAAGGGCCTGGGCGAGCTTGGCCTGGCCAGCTACATGGTGGTGCCCAGCTCCGACTGGACCGTCAACGTCCTCCAGGACTCCGGCGGCGGGTTCGACTTCCTCGGGCTGATTAACCACCACAACAGCCAGATGTCCAAGTCCGTGCTCGCGCAGTGGTTTGACGACGCGCAGGGCGGCGGCTCGGGGGACACCGGGCTCGTGGACTTCGGCAAGCAGTCCGACGCCACCTACCTGATGATGCTGGAGTCCATCCTGGAGGACCTGGCTGCCGTCATCACCAACCAGATTTTCCCCCGCTTCATCGACTGGAACTTCGGGTCCTCGCTGTACCCCGAGTTCAAGTGGGGCGCGCTCACGGCCGAGCAGAAGGCCGCCATCCAGGACATCTTCACCCAGCTCGCGGCGGCCGGCCCGCAGGCCAACGTCAGTCCCGACTTCATGCTGGAGCTGGAGAAGAAGATGGCCGAGAGCCTTGGCCTGGTCGTGGACTACGACAAGATTGCCAAGCAGCGCCAGGACCAGCAGGACGCGATGCAGGCTCAGGGTCAGGACCCGAGCCAGATGGGCGCGCTCGGGCAGTTCGGCCAGCAGAACAGCCCGGAGTTCGACC